TAGACTTGGAGAGCACCTTCAACCCGCAGTGGAACGGACTCCACAAGATAGTGGCCTTCGAGCACCGCGGGGCGATAAACGCGCCAACCGCGATCCCGAACACTACCACCGGAAGTTTCCTTTGGTTCCCGAACACGGTTTCCGTGACTAGCCCCACCCAGAGCAACATTCTGATCTCGCAGCCGCAATGAACAACCAGTCCTTCCTAGTCAATCCGGACCTCCGGGTGATCCTGGACCAGGAGCGTGACAACTCCTACTCGGGGCTGAACTGCGTGCGGGTGGGGACGATAGTTTCTTTCAACGCGGAGAAGCAGAGCGTTTCGGTCAAGTTGGTCAATGCCGGCCAGGTCTTCAATCAAGGGGTGGTGGATGGAACCATTCCCCAGGCCCCGCAGCTCGTGCAGTACCCGATCCTGCAAGACGTTCCCGCCTTCGTTCTTTTCGGCGGATCCGCCTACATAGGCATGCCCATAGCTGAGGGAGATCCATGCATCGTTATTTTCTCGGACCGAGATCTGGACCCATGGTGGACCAACGGGACGGGTGGGGCCCCGCCCAATAGCCTGCGCATGCACTCCATGGCCGACGGGATAGCCCTGGTCGGGATACGCCCGGCCGTGAATCCGGTTCCAGGCCTACCCACGGACGGCAATCACATTTCGATCGGCAACGCCTCCGGAACCCTTCGCTCGATAATCGACCAGCAGTTCGCAGTGATCGCCCAGCTCATGAGCCAGATAGACGGCCTGATGAACACCCTGGAGAACTGGACCAACACGGACAGCACGACTCCCGACGGAGGAACGGTGGCTAACCTGCATTCGCTGCAAAACTCCTTCAGCATGACGGCCTCAGACTTCGCTGACAACCAGTCGCAATACGACGCTCTATTCCAATGAGCCAGAACAACGTCATTCTCAGGGCGCTGGACTCGCAGGGCGATTGGTCCTGGGGGCAGGGGCTTAACAGCTTCGTTTCCGGGCAAGCGTGCGTGGCCCAGGACGTTCAAACGCGGCTCCTATTCTTCCTGAACGATTGGTTCGCGGCCATGGACTTCGGGATAGACTATTGGAACCTGTGCGGGTCCAAGAATCCGGCGGCGCAGAATGGTCTGATCTTGCAGACCAGGCAGATGCTCATAACGGCGGTTGCCGGATATTCTCCATATGGGGTGCTTTCCATAAACTCCCTGAACGCCTACGAGGACGTGCGGACCCGGAACCTTCTGTTGGAATACAACATCAACACAATCTTTTCAACCAGCTTCACGGACGCCGTGACGGTCCCGACCAACCAAGGAACCTGACATGTCAACCAACTCCATAGGCCCGGGTGGGCTAACCATTCAGGGATTCAGCGACATAGTGAACGAGCTGCTGAACGGGGCGGACGGCTATCCGGGATTGCTCCAGATCTATGGCCCTGGTCTCTCCCTGAACCCGAACAGTCCGGACATGGAGATGGTGGACATTTATGCCCAAGCGAAGCTGGATACGCTTCAGCAACTCCAGAACATCTACGACTCGATGGACCCAGATCAGGCCACCGGGACGGTCCTGGATCAGCGCTGCGCGATAAACGGAGTCTTCAGAGAGCAAGGGACTTACACGCAGCAATACGTTTCCGTCACGACCACCGCGGCGCTGACGCTTCCCGGCCTGGACCTGAACCCTCCGGCGAGCGCGTTCACGGTTCAGGACGGTCAGGGGAACCAGTACGTGCTGGTCACCACCTACTCATTTCTTTCCCCAGGAACACAGACGCTTCTCTTCCAGGGGGTGAACCTGGGGCCCGTGACTTCAGCTCCGAACACGATAACGGTCCCGGTCACCATACTTCCCAACGTCACGGCGGTGAACAACCCGACCGGTCCGTCCACGGTGGGGGTGAACGAGGAGACGGACGTTGCCCTGAGGATCAGGCGCGCGAACTCTGTGGCCCTTCCGTCACAGGGGTGGTATCAGGGCCTTTACGCGGCGCTTCTGGACATAGACGGCGTGACCAACGCCCTAGTCTTGGAGAATAGGACGAACGCCACGGACGTGAACGGAATACCGGGGCACTCCATCTGGTGCCTGGTGACCATAGGCGCTTCCGACGTGGCAACGGTCGAGAACGAGATCGCGGAGGTGATAAACATAGACCGGAATGCGGGGTGCGGGATGAAGGGTTCGGTCTCGATACCAATAGCTCAGCCCGCCGGGCCTCCGGTGGACATCCTTTTCGACCTGGCCACCAAGGTTCCGATCTGGTTCGAGGCTCAGGTTGCTCCCATAACCGGAAACGTGGACCTGGCGTACATCGCCTCCCAGATCCTGTCCACCTTCGGAAGTTCCTACGGGATCAACCAAGCAGCGGACGCCAGCTCGATAGTGGCGTTCATAAAGACGCTGTATCCGAACTGCTACGTGACCGGGGAGGGCGTTTCGCTCAACGGAACGAACTGGTACCCGCTGATAACCCCGGCCGCGGTGAATGATCAATTCGCGTTCACCGGGAGCAGCTACATAAGCATCACCGCCTAAGATGCCCACTTACGATACGTTCACGCTGGCCGGTCTGATCCAGTACTACTCGGCGCTCCTGCCGATTCAGTTCCGGGGCTTGCCGAAGGCGACCGCGACGATGAACATCCTGGTCAAGCAGGCGCTCGCGGATTTCATGGCCTCGCAGTTGGCCGTCTGCTTTGACTTAGAAACGGCGGAGGGGAACCAGCTAGACATACTGGCAAAGTACATCGGGGTGAACCGAAACTCGAACATCCCGGCCTCAGTTCTCCTTTTCAGCTACGCCAACGCGTTGGGCGGAGGACCGTTCCAGGGGTTCAACTCCGTGGGGTCTTCCACCCTGAACGGGTATGTGTACGACAGCGTGAACGAGATCGACTTCCCGACCACGGCGTTCACGGACGTGCAGTTCCTCTTCGTTCTACAGCTTCAAATAGCCCTGAACCACTTCGATGGAACATTCTCCTACATCCAATCCTTCCTGGAGGAGTTCTTCCCCGGTCAGATCACCTGCACGGACAACTTGAACATGACCCTGACCTACAACGTGCCGGCCGGGCTCCCCATCTCAAACGCGGTTTTAGTCAATTTCTTGCCAAGGCCCATGGGCGTTGGTATCAACATAAACACAACGGCATCGACGTTCACTCGCATCCTCTCGGACAACTCGACTATTCGAGACCTATCGGATGGATCAACGGTGCGAATAACAGCCTGAAATCATGGCCAACGCCACAATTCTTGAAATCCCGCGGTCGGTGACCCAGCCGGATCTGGACGCCTCCGCGGAGCTGCAATCGGCGTCTCTTGGCAGCGGTCAGTTCCCGCTCTCTGCGCTCCGCTGGCCTCTTGCCTGGGGGACGTTCACCATACCGAGCGCCACCGCCACGTTGTTCACGATAAACTTCAACGCCAGCGGAGGGCCGCTGGAGGTAGAGCCTTCCGCCCTGCGCCTGACCAAGATGATCCCCAGCTCCGCCGCGGTCCTTTACGACGCCTGGGTGGTTGGAGGATGGAACGCAACCAGCTTCGCCCTTGAAATCTCCGGCCCCGTCGGGGACACGAACCACAAAGTTTACTGGGAAGCCTTACCATGAGAATCCTGAAATTCATCTCCGCGATCGCAGCGGCCGGCATTACGGCCTTGAGCGCCATGGCTCAGGGCACGGCCAGCTACAACAATCTGAACGTCCAGCAGACACTAACGCTTCCCGGAGGCACGACGATAACGGCCAGCGGCGGGACGTTGACGTTCAGCAATACGCAAACAATTGACTTTGCTGGAACGGTCAACCTTTCTGACCCGTTGACGGTTTACGGTACGCTCACGTGGAGCGGAGGTGGTAACATATATGACACCACGGGCAACCCCAATTGGTCAATGTCAGGCAATCTGACGCTGGGAACTAATCAAGTAAATTTGCTTCCATCTACCGGGGCGCTGAACCCAACGATCATTGAAAATAATTCCACTGGTGGGCAACTTGTACTGGAGACGAACCCCAGTTACACCGGGGCGATTGCAGTTTCCGGTGGGGCGGCGGCTACACTGAATGCACGGGCCGGTGACGTAA